ATCTTGACACAAATTCACCAACAGATTTTCTAATACTTTTAAGTGAAATCCTTTCACCAGTATTTCTAATAATCTTACAAGAAAGTTTATCACCATTTTTTGTTAATACGTCAAATGGCGAAGACAAACTAGTTGCCAAAGTACCATCAAGAAAACCAGTAACCATACCCTCAAAATCAAAACCCCTTGTTTTACTTTTAACAAATCTTTGGAAATAATTATTAAATCTATACCTTGATCTTTCCGAAACATTATTTAAGTCAAGTGACATTAACTCTTGTAAAGTCCTATTAAAATTTATGGTACCTCTCTCGATTTCAGCACTTATAATATTATTTATAGCTTCAGCCGCGGCTTCAGCATCTAAAGGAATAAGACGAATTTTTTGTAATTCTCTAGACATAATTTTTTTAATGTCCGAATCAAGTTCCTCATTCTCAACAATCAATCTTGCTATTGATTCTGATAATTTTTTTCTAGATTTTGAAACAAACAAATCATTTACAAAATCCCAATTAATATGATTCCAAAAATTTTTAATATATTCGTCTCTTTTATTTCTGTATCTTAAATAATAAGCATGTTCCCACAAATCAAGACCAAGTAATGGATAGCCACCATCTTTAATAATATTCATTAATGGGTTATCTTGATTTGGTGTTGACATTATTTTTAATCTATTTGTTTTTGTTAACACTAACCAAACCCAACCAGACCCAAACCTTTCTTTGGCAACCTCATTAAATTCGTCTTTCATTTTTTTAATGTTGCCATATTGTTTTGTAATCTTCTCAAAAATTTCACCTTTTGGTATTTGTTTTTTTGGTGATAACATTTTCCAAAATAAAGCATGATTAAAGGCCCCACCGGCATTATTTCTAACACTTGTGTCAAACTTACTTATTGATTTAATAATATCTTCAAGGTCTTCGTATTTTAAAGTTGTATTACTTAGTGCCTTGTTTAATTTTTTAACATATCCTTTATAATGTTTGTTATAATGAATATTCATAGTTTCAGTACCAACAAATTTGTTTAGTGCTGAATATGCGTATGGAAGTTTTTCAATACCAATTTTTTTCATTTCAAGAAGTAGGTTGTTTTTAATCTCTTCTTTTTCTGTTAATAATATTTGTTCGTTTAATAATTTAATTTTTTTATTAAAACTTTCATACATCATCTCTTCTTTATCTGGATTGTCTTTTTCAAATTGTTTAATTAAAGAACCAGCTTTTGCATTTGCTTCATCTTCTAGTGGTCCACCAATATCTTGTCCTGGTTTTTTTCCTTGTAAATTTATTTGTTTTTCGTGAATCCATTCGTGAGCTAATGTTCTGGCAATATCACGATTCATTCTTCCCTTTGTAAGAATTTTAAGTTCTGAATCTTTTGTTCTACTTCCAGATGACATTGTACCATATCTTTCACCGGTAAAAATAATTGTGATATCATCTTTTAAGGGATGTTTTTTTTGTAAGAACTTAATAAAATTATTCATAAGTTCCCTGTCTTTTTTAGACATATCACATTTAATGTGTTTAACTTTTATTTTCATTATTTATAAATACTTATTAAAATAAAAAACCCCACTTTAGGTGAGGTTTAGATTATTTTCTTTTATTAATTAAGTTAAGTATTTCTTCTACAACATCAACTGATTCAGAAACCTCATCACCCATAACGGTTCCAATGATTTTCTTTTTTGTATTTAATATGTCATAGATAACCCCCTCGATTGTATTTTCAAAAATTGGGTAATAAACAAGAACGTTATTTTTTTGACCATAACGGTAAGCTCTATCTTCTGCTTGTGCGTGTTCTGCAGGAACAAAAGATAAATCGTTCATTATTACAACTTCGGCCGATGTTAAAGTAAGACCAACACCGGCAGCTTTTAAGTTACCAACGAAAACTTTTATTTTCTCGTTATCCTGGAATTGGTCAACAGCGTGTTGTCTTTGAACTTTATTACAACTACCATCTAAATAAACAGATTGTTTTCCAAAATGATTGTGAATAAGTTGTAATGTGTCAGTAAAATTTGTAAAAATAATAACTTTCTTTCCTTGTTCAATAATATTTTCAGCAAATTCAATTGTTTGTTTTACTTTTTCATTTGCAATCACTTTTCTTACTTTCATAAGTTTTGAGAACTGAACGGTAAGTGATGATGATTCTTCTTTTTTATTTTCTAACCATTCATAATATTCACCCATCAAATCTTTATATTCTTTTGATGATGTCCTTAAATAAACTGGTGTGATAATTTTATCTGGTAAATCTAAAACATCTTCTTTTAATCTACGAAGAATTTGACCGGATGTTCGGTCCCGCAATTCCTCCAAATTTGACGCTCCGGTAACATTCCAAACTTTCCTATTTCCAGCTCTAAATTGATAACCTTGACAATAACGAATTGCGTAAGCCATCCAATTTTGTGCCACCGGACTTTCAATTATGTTTAAAAGATTATAATAATTCATTGGACGAGATGTCATTGGTGTTCCGGTTAACAACCAAACTCTTTTAATATCTTTTACAAAATTATTTATAATTTTTGTTCTTTGAGCTTGGGCATTTGAAATCATATGAGCCTCATCCAATATTACCAACTCAAATCCGGATTTTACAAGTAATGAATTTTCTTTATCCTTTGGGTCGTGGAAATTTTTTAATATGTCGTAATTTACAATAACAAAATCGTGTTCAGTTGAAAATTTCTTACCTTCTGCAATATATACGGTTCTATCTGAATAATTTGCAATTTCTCGTTCCCAATTTATTTTAAGTGATGCCGGACAAATAATTAAAATCTTTTTTGCCCCGGTCTCAAGTGCTGCAATAATTGTGGAGGTTGTTTTACCAAGTCCCATATCATCAGCTAAAATATATCTTTTAGACCCAACAAGTTTTTCAATTGCTTCTTTTTGATGTGATAGTGGTGGTCGATGATTGTATTTAGAATAATCAATATCAACCTTATCAATGGTGTGTGTTTTAATTAAAGATGATTTTGGTACCCAAAATTCGGATAAATTATCCTTTTCAAAAAACTTACCCCATATATGATATGATTTATCTTTCTCAACTAATAACTTCTCAATATAAATTTTTTCTGGTGTCTCAAACAAATATCTTTCTTGTGCAAACTTTTTAGCAAAGTATGTATCAAGATTAACCCACTTACGAGCAACCTTTGGTGTTGTATTATGATAGTTTATAATGTAATCGGCTTGAGTTCTTGTTGGAAAAAATTTTTTATTTTTTTCCATTTTAGATTTCATATAAAGAATATAGTTGTTAGCACCACTATATGAGTCTAACAATTCAAGGGCTTTGTGTTCTATTAGTTGTTTTTGAATTTCCAAAATAATTTTTAAAAAAATGTTGATGCTCTAACCCAAATAACCGCAATATATTTTACACCACTTTTAACTGGTAAACCAGCATGTAAACTATCGTAATCAACAGTACCGTCATCATTTGTATTATTCCAAATTATTAATTTACCTTTTTTTGGTTTTATTTTTATTCCAAGGTTTGGAAATTCTGTTTCACCACCTTCAAAATCATCGTTTAAATAGACTAGAAGTGTTAAAATTCTTTGACCACCTCTATTTATTTCTTCTAAATAATAGTCTTCAGATTCATGAAAAAAATCATAATGTTCTTTATATTCACCACCAACTTCGTATTTAATAATACTCATTGATTCCATATTTTCTATTGGTACCTCAATATAGTAAGCAAGTGCGTCCCTTATCCTATGTACAATAGGAATATCATTATCTAAAAAACAATCCATTGCGAATCTATAACCCTCAATTGGTTCACCTAAAACAGTAGACGGTGTAAAATGTTTTAAACCCTCTTCAATTAAAGTATCACAAATATCATTAGAAATAAAATTTTTAAATTCATTAACCATAATTAAATTATATAATAAAAATAATAAAAAAAAGAATATTTATCAATAAATAACTATTATGGATAATAGAGTTCCAATAACAAGACTTGGTAAATTTTTTGGCGATAGCGACTTTAATCTTGAAATTGAGATGGGTCAGGAGTGGTTAATTGGTGATATGAACTTTACTTGTGTTTTATATAAGGTTGATAAAACTAAAACAAAAACTGATGATGTTTATGGTGAAACTGTTTCGGATGGTATTAAATTTTTACCTCCGGTTGAGTTTAACGCATTTGTCCAAATTGCAACCCCAGAAAATAAAAATGTTGGGTCAACAAAAAATGCGCAAATAGAACCTGGAAATATTACAATTTCTGTTTATTTAAAAACATTGGAAGAATTAGATATTGATATTGATTACGGTGATTATGTTGGTTATTACGATACCGAAAATTTTGTAAGATATTATACTGTTGTAAATGATGGTAGAGTCTTATCTGATTTTAAACATACATATAAAGGATATCGTCCTTTTTATAAAACAATAATTGCGGCTCCGGTTGGGCCAAATGAATTTAGAGCATTATAATAATGGGTTTACCAAAAAAAATTAAAAAATATATTCCACTTACGGAATCAAAGACACTTCTACCAAGAAGAAGGGAACTTCGTGATATGATAGAAGCTGATGGTACGTTTTTACCAAAAAGTTTATTACACGCTGATCTTGACCGTGGATTTTTAGATTTTGTAAGAGACGAATTAAAATGCGTTGTTGAGGGTAAAACAATACCTATGATTGATATTTTAATTACAACACAGAATTGGGCACAATTTGTCGAAACCTGGGATTTTCAAAATATTGATAAAAATACCGAACCACCTTTTATTACGGTAATTAGAACACCCGAAGTAAAATATGGTAACAACCCATCAATAGTTTATAATATACCAAATAGAAGATTATATTTTTACGCCAAGGTACCAACTTGGGACGGTAATAAAAATGGTTATGATATTTACAAAATACCTCAACCAGTTCCGGTTGATATTACGTATACTGTTGCAATTATTTGTAATAGAATGAGAGAAGTTAATAAATTTAATCAAATCGTAATTGAAAAATTTGCATCGTTGCAAGCGTATCAAACAATTAAAGGTCATTATATTCCGATTAAACTGAATAGTATTACTGACGAATCTGTTATGGATTTAGAAAAAAGAAAATACTACATACAAAAATATGAATTCACAATGATGGGATTTTTAATTGACGAAGATCAATTTGAGGTAAGTCCGGCAATAACAAGGTCATTTCAAATATTTGAAACTGAAACACCATACAGAAAAAGAAGACAAAAAAGATCTGTACCACCAGAACCTGCAACTTATGATTTAGTTTTCCCAACTACAAGTGACCAAGTTGAGGAATTATTTAATTATACCTTAACACTTAATTTAAGTAATTCGGATAACGTTAGCTCGTTTCAAGTTTTTATAAACGGCGATTATTACGGTAATGATTTACAATCAATACAAGTTAATACCAATGATACAATTTTATTTGAGATTGTTAGACTTGACGCAACAAAAGTAGCCAGTTTAGAATATATTCAAGGACTTAGTTAATTCTCACCATATATATCTTTTTTCTCCGTACATTTTTCAATTATAAGACCTTCTAGGAACTTATACATTTTAAGTCCTCGTTTATCGCAATACTTTTTTAAGATGTCGTGAACATCCTTATCAATCTTTAAATTTTTAATCTTTTTAGGTTCCTTATCCATAGGTAGAAAAAAGGTAGAAAAAAATCTTACCAAAATATAAATAGTTTATAATAAGTAAAGTTTTTACTAAAAACACTAATATTTATTATAAAAATAAATTTATAAAACATTAAAAAAACAATGGCTACTAATAGTAAAGTTTTTGTATCTCCAGGTGTTTACACATCGGAAGTTGATTTAAGTTTTGTAGCACAGAGTGTTGGTGTAACAACATTAGGTATTGTGGGTGAAACAATTAAAGGACCTGCATTTGAACCAATCTTTGTACGAAACTATGATGAATTCCAATCGTATTTTGGTGGTACTTCAGCAGAAAAATTTGTTGGAACACAAATCCCTAAATATGAATCAGCATATATTGCTAAAGCATATTTACAACAATCAAATCAATTATTTGTAACTAGAATTTTAGGATTATCTGGTTACGATGCTGGACCGTCTTGGTCTATATTAACAAAAGCAAATCTTGACCCTGCAACATTAGATTACTGGTGTTTAAGTGGTGGAACTGTTTTATGCGAACCAGCATGTGTTGTAAAAAAAGAATTACCATTTGTTGTTGATTTTAGTGCTTGTACATTAAATACCGGAGAAGTTGGGTATTTAAGTGCATTTCCTAGTGAAATACAAAGTATTTTAGATACACAATATGAAGAATTTGATGGTGACTTATCTACATTAAGAACACAAATAAATGGATTAATTTCTGATATTATAAACGATAACAATCCATTTGTTGCACAAGATCAAAATATAAAATATTTTGGTTCATTACCAAGTGTGGATTATACATTTTTAAAAAATAACGGTTACACCGCCGAAACAAATGTGTTTGCGGTTGAAAATTTATCTTTTGAAGATTTAGATAAAGCATCACCATTAAATGACTCTTGGTATTATGCTTTATTTGAAAATACTGGTGGTGGTTTATATTCTGGTTATTCATTTTTTACGACTGTAACCGGACTTACATTAACAAATACTTACACATTGTCTAATTTTACCCCATTGTTAAATCCAATAACAACAACTACAACAACAAATAATTTTCAAGGTCAAATTACATTCACAATAACAGTAGCACCAGGTTCAATCGTCGTTAGATTCTGTTTAGACTCAACAGTACCAGTACCAAACGATGTAACATTATCATTTGATTCAACATTAAATGTAACTAGTGGTTTCCCAATTGTAATAAGTGATGATGTAACAATTGAGACTGGAGATTTGAGTGGTTGTACAACTGTTGTATTAAGTAATGAGGATTACCAAAGATTAGATGGTACTGTAACATTAAGTAACTTAGTTTCAAGTGACCCATCAATTCTAGATCCAAATGATATTACAATTAATATTGAGTTTGTATGTGACCCTATCTTACCAACAACAACTACTACAACAATACCACCAACACCTAATTTATGTTATACAGGTACTGTTGTCGGTATGCTTTACTACTATACTGGTACTTCATTTACACAATATGATGATTTAGTAGTAACAACATTAAGATCAAGAGGTTTATCGTCATACTCTGATGAGATTAATCCAGATTATGAAGTTACAAACTTATCAAATGTTGTATTAGATATGACAGGTCAATATGTTGGTGTTAAAAAGAATCCATTCTTACCATTTAATATTGCTGTGACTAACGATAACGGTAAGGATTTTGATTTTGAAGTTTCATTATCTAATAACGATTCAAAAAACATTAATAAAGTATTTGGTAGAGGAAACTTTGATAAACCAAGAACTGATGTTCCATTAATGGTTGAAGAATCTTACTTAAACTTATTAAACTATGCTTGGAGTAAAGGTTACATTAGAGGTTTAAGTTCGGAACTTGTTGTTACTGAAGGTGCCCAAAGCAATGACCCAAATAGTATTGGTTACTACTTAGAAAGATTCCAATCACCAAGCACACCTTGGGTTGTATCCGAATTAAGAGGTTCAAAAGTTTATAACCTATTTAAATTATATACAATTTCTGATGGTAATAGTGCTAACACAGAAGTTAAAATTTCATTTAGTGATTTATCATTTAATAATGAAACATTTACTGTTTTAATTAGAGATTATTTTGATAGTGATGCTAACCCAGTTGTGTTAGAAAAATTCACAAACTGTTCTATGGACCCATCACAAAATAACTTTATTGCTAAAAAAATTGGTACATTAGATGGTGAATATGAATTAAAGTCTAGATATGTACTTGTTGAGATGAATGAGGACGCACCAACAGATGCAATCCCTTGTGGTTTTGAAGGTTATGTATTTAGAGAGTATCCGGGTGGAACATCACCATTCCCAGTTTACAAAACAAAATATTTTACACCTGGTGAATTAGTATTTAACCCACCTTTTGGACTTACTAGTGGTGGTGACGATGCGTTTACAAGTCCTGGAGATGTTGTTAAGAGAACATATTTAGGTTTAGGTTCATACTGGGGTGTTGATACCGATTTCTTCCAATATAAAGGAAAAAGAAAACCATTTAATCTTTGTACTGGTGAACCATTTGATTGGGATTACAAAACAAAAGGTTTCCATATGGACCAATTTGCTAGTGGTATTACAATCTCAAGTTCATTTGCATCAAGTGGTACTACAGCGTTTGAAGTTGGTGCTGCACCATTTTCTTCTGAACCAGAAAATCCTGAAGACCCGTATTACAAACTTAATGCTAGAAAATTCACAGTTATGGTTTATGGTGGATTTGATGGTTGGGATATCTACAGAGATTATAGAACAAATGGTGATAAATATACATTAGGTAGAACAGGATTCTTAAATGGTGCTTGTAGCTCAACAAGATTCCCTAAAGGTAAAGGTAATGGATTATTTAAACAAATTGCAATAGGTGATGGAAGTGTTGAGTATGGAAATACTGATTACTACGCATATCTATTGGGTATTAGAACTTTTGCAAACCCTGAAGCGGTTAATATTAACTTGTTTGTAACACCAGGTATTGATATCCAAAATAATTCAGACCTTATTGAAAGAACAATCGATATGGTGGAAACAGAAAGAGCAGATTCATTATATATCGCAACTTTACCGGATTACCAAATGTTTGTTCCAACAACAACTGATGCTGATAATTTAATCTACCCAACTGAAGCTGTTGATATATTAGAGGAAAGTGGTATTGATTCAAACTATACCGCAACATATTATCCTTGGGTATTAACAAGAGATAGTGTAAACAATACACAAATCTATATTCCAGCAACTGCTGAAGTTGTAAGAAATATGGCGTTAACCGATAATATTGCATTCCCTTGGTTTGCGGCAGCAGGTTATACTCGTGGTATTGTTAATGCTGTTAAAGCTCGTAAGAAGTTAACACAAGAAGATAGAGATACTCTATACCTTGGAAGAATTAACCCAATCGCAACCTTCTCTGATGTTGGTACCGTAATCTGGGGTAATAAAACTCTTCAAGTTAGAGAATCTGCTCTTGATAGAATTAACGTAAGAAGATTGTTGTTACAAGCAAGAAAATTAATTTCTGCTGTTTCTGTAAGATTGTTGTTTGATCAAAACGACCAACAAGTAAGACAAGACTTCTTGAATGCAGTTAATCCAATATTAGATTCAATTAGAAGAGATAGAGGTTTATATGATTTCCGTGTAACAGTTTCAAATGATACTGAAGACTTGGATAAAAACCAAATGGTTGGTAAAATCTATATCAAACCAACAAAATCTCTTGAATTTATTGACATTACATTCTACATTACACCAACAGGTGCGTCGTTTGATGATGTATAATAAAATAAAAGAAAATAAGAGGGGAGCAATAGTTCCCCTTTTTTTATTTTAACAAGTATTTATTAATATGAATTACAAAGTTTTAGTTAGACAAATCATTAATGAAATAATTGATGAAAAACATACACCGGTGATGAAATACTATTCATTTGACTGGGATGATAATCTTATGTTTATGCCAACAAAAATTTATTTAAAAGATAATAATGGAAAATCTGTTGGTATGTCAACGGAAGATTTTGCGGAATATAGGACACAAATTGGTAAAGACGATTTTGAATATGAGGGACATACAATCGTTGGTTTTGACGAAAATCCTTTTAGGGACTTTAGTGTTGCTGGAGATAAGAAATTCTTAACAGATGCTATGAAAGCACCAACCGGACCTGCCTGGCCTGATTTTGTTGAGGCAATTAATAACGGATCAATATTTTCAATCATCACAGCAAGAGGACATACACCATCAATTTTAAAACAAGGTGTGTACAATCTAATTAAAAAAAATATGCACGGAATCGATTCAAACCAATTAGCAAAAAATTTACTTAAATATAGGAATCTTGCTGATGAAGATAAATTAACAAAAGATCAATTAATTAGAGTTTATCTTGATATGTGTAGATTTTACCCGGTTTCATTTGGCGAAGGTTCGGCAACAAATCCGGAACAAGGAAAAATAATTGCTATGGAAGAGTTTGTTAATTATGTAAAACAAATGTCATATCAATTACAAACAAAAGCTTTAATGAAAAATAAAATAAGTAATTATTTTACACCATTTATTGGTTTTTCAGATGATGATGTAAGAAATGTAGAATCTATGAAAAAACATTTTGATAAAAAAGATGATAATATATTACAGACTTATTTAACAGCAGGAGGAGAAAAGAAAAAATATTAATTAACTTACTATATAAGTATATTTTGAAAATAATTTGAAGTAAATAGAAAAATTTTTCACAAGGGTATATTTATCAAATAAAGAAAATAAACAATTAAAAAAAATTAAATAATTATGGCTGATTTATTAATGAAAATGCCAGTTCCGTATGAACCGAAAAGACAGAACAGGTTTATTGTAAGATTCCCATCAAGTTTGGGAATTAATGAGTGGTTCGTAGAAAGTGCATCTAGACCATCAATTAAAATCGGTTCAACTGAAATTCAGTTTTTAAATACATCAACTTATGTTGCTGGTAGATTTAACTGGGATCCAATTACTGTTAAATTTAGAGATCCAATTGGACCTTCAGCATCACAAGCATTAATGGAATGGGTACGTTTATGTGCTGAATCTGTAACTGGTCGTATGGGTTATGCTGCTGGTTATAAAAAGAATATTGACCTAGAAATGTTAGACCCAACCGGAGTTGTTGTAGAAAAATGGATTTTAGAAGGTACATTTATGACAGATGTTAACTTTGGTTCATTATCTTATTCACAAGATGCTATTGCTGACATTAGTGCAACACTACGTATGGACCGTTGTATCTTGGTGTACTAATTTATTTTCAATAAAATTATTATTA